CTAAACTAAACCTTTCCCTTCCATCCATTTCATAAACGCTTTGTACGAACGACGGCCACGCATTACAGGTTTTGGGAAATCTCTTTTCTTTGTCCAGCGCCATAAAGTAGGCTGGCTAATATCTAAAGTTTCCATTACTTCAGCGTCGGTAATGTACAACGGTGTCTTTTTAATTTCAGTTTGAGTTGTCATAAATCAGTCCTTATTTTTAATCTAAATAGCTTTTTGGAACGATAAGTTTATTTTTCGTGGTGGTTCCATGTATAAAAAGCATAAAAAATCAAACAGCCAGTGCCATAAATTACTAAGCTCATTGTGAAGCCTCCTTGCTTGGTTCAAATATTCGTACACGGTTAATTGTATGGAAACAGTTGCTATCGCCTTTAAAAAGGCCGCCTTCTTTCAGCTTGGCGCAACCTTGTGGCAATTGCTCACCACACATTTCACACGTACCAAGATCATCTTCAATCTTTGGTATCTCGGAATAAACCCGATGAATTAATGATTGGAGAGCTTCTTCATTGCTATACGCTTTATCAGGAAAGGCGAAGAACTCACAAATCTTGCTTAGTTTATTTTGCTCAACAGAGTGCAAAGGAACGCGAAGATCAATCACACCGTGTTTCTTTTTGTTGTTACGTAACTTTTGAGCGCGTTTGCGGTTTTGCTCTTTAATTTTGTCTATTGAAGGCATAGTCTTTCACCTTCTGAACCATGTATTGGCGTATTTACGCGAACGTTCTTACCATCATGAGAGCCAGTAAGGTAATCAGAGATAGAACCACCTTTGCGCTGTCTTGATTTAGCCTTTTTCTCACTGCATGAACCAATGTGTTTACGATAGTTGGTTATGCGTTCTTTCTCTTCTGGTGGTAACTCTTCAACATCTAAATTACTTACAACAGAATTTACCCAGCCGTCACAATAACAATCTGCTCGTTTTGTTTTATTCTGCTTAGAAGTGCGAGGGTGGATAGTAGCCAAGAACGCCTTACGAGCCAGTTTCAATTGACGAAAAAGCACATCAAATGCATAAGCAGACATCATGGCCGTATCTTTTCTACCTATGAATTTAAAATTATTTTCATGATACGAATACTGAAGAAGCACCTCACACTGAAATGAGCTGGCAATACTTGTCCCAAGATTTACAGCGTAAGCAACTGGCTTTTTCTGGATCTTAGAAGCAGTGGTGGTGGCTCCCATTTCAATGAAGTTAATATCATCTTCTGAAAGACCATATTTACGCATTAATTTATGAGCCATTGCCAAAGCAGTTGCAGCTTCGTTTGGGTTGCCTGATTTACCAAGCTCAAAACACTTTTTAATTTTTTCTAAATGACGTGGATTCATTACACAAAGTTCCTATTGATTGGGTGAAACCCAGCAATCAGCATAAGTACTTGTAATTGGTGGTCAGCCAGTTATATACTGATTGCGAGTTGAAAGACTCATTGCACAAAGTTAGCCCTTATTGGTTTGGTCACTAATAGGGGTTTTCTTCTTTTTAATTCCAGCCAATATGAACGCTCTCACCATAAACAGCATCAAAGCCAGATATCGTTGTTCCAGCACAATACAATTTATATAAATATCCACGTAAACCATTATTATGAGTTGCTCCATTTAGTGTTCCAGATAAACAACCTGATCTTTCTTCAGATAGATATCCGATACTGAAAATGCCTGCATCTCGATGGTCGTAACAGCTGATTTTTATTGTTTCCCAATCATACTCAGGATGCTTAATCTTAAGATGCATTCCATGACTCTCACTCCACTCAATTTCGATTTCTTCATGTCCTTCTTCATTACAAGTCTGTCTCCAGTACTCAGCAACCTTATCTAGTAGGTTTTGAGCTGTTATTTCTTTAGGCACTGGTTCTAAGTAATTCTTAATTGTTTCTGTAACTTGAGGTTTAGTTTGTTCATTTAAAACGTCGTTATAAGCCTGTATTGCAACGTCACTTACAAACTTGTTGTATTCAGGGAATGTGACGTTTTCAAGTGCCTGATTTAGAGAGGCATTCATTTTCTTTTTTAATGCTTTGCCAAAATTACCGTATGAACGCATTGAATCATCCACAGATTCTTTGATTGCTTGGTTAAGTCGTTCTGCGATTATGTCGTTCAGCGCGCCATTTTCAATCATTGATGTGATGTGTGAATTAACAACTTCATATAGTTCTTTCATGTTTTAATCCTGCTTTGGGTAAATGGGTGGTATCAATAACTCAATCTGCTATTAATATTCTCAGCGGTGATTTGTAGTTTCTCTATTTTCGAGATTAGCTCATCACTTACTTCTGCTGTGAATGTCTCCAACAGCGACTTTGCCTCAACTTCAAAAGCCTTAAACTCATCGCGGATAGGGTGGGTTTGTGCTGTCTGGCTTACAGCGATATTGCCTAAAGTAATACTCTGGCGAACTTGCTCAGCCGTAGAGGCAAGTTTTGATAAATGGATTAACGAAAGTGTTTTCATATTTAGTCCTTTGTACTCATTTTATAATCTAAATATACATAATGTATATGTTTCTGTAAATACAAAATGTATATTTATTTTCTTTTGGAGAGTTAGTGACTAAAATTTAGGCATAAAAAAACCGCCATTAAGGCGGTTAATTAGAAATGGATGTTGTTTAAAACAGTTTCATTTTGGCGTCTATAACAACACCAATGATCTTACAGTTTCCATTTATTGGAAGCATTGGGTAATCAGGGTTTAGTGGTTTAAGGTATTTTTGCCCAGCATCAATAATTAAACGTTTAAATGTCGCTTCATTCACATCAGATAATTTGGCAATAACTAATTTACCACTTTCAGGTTCTATACACGGGTCGACTAAAACGGTAGTTCCTTCAGGAAAGCTTGGCGATGAGTTTGATGTCATCGAATCACCTTTAACTTTCAGCCAAAAAGAATGCTCATTCGCCTTCTCTGTGGTGAATAGGAACTCATCTACCTCATTTGAAGAGTAGGGTTCACAAGCTTCTGTCCATGCTCCTGCTTGTACAGCACTGAGTACTGGAAAGCTATTCTTATACGCCAGTTCTGGTGATGGTGTTGTATTTTCAAGAGATGGGTACTCAAGAGAACCATCAGAATTTAGGATCAACTTATCTAGCCTCAATTCTTTAAGAATCTTAGCTATGATTTCAATGCTAGGGTCACGTCGTCCGTTTAACCAATGACCCAAACCTCCAGGGGTAACTCCAATTTTTTCAGCTAATGCCTCTTGAGTTACTGATAGCTCCTTTAGGCGAGCTTTCACCATTTCAGTCCAATTCATTTTCATAACTCAACTATACAAAATGTAATAAACCATTCAAGAAACACTATGTACATTTTGTTGATATTTATATGTACGTTATGTATATTGTGGTTCATCACGTACATACAAGAGGTACTTATATGTCAAAGATTAAAGAAATCAGGGGAGGTGCTTTATTAACTCAAGCCAATTTAGCGACAAAACTTGGTATCTCAGCTTCTGCAATCAGTCATTTTGAAAAAGGTCGTCGTTTCCCTGACATAAACACTTGTTGGCGAATCGTTACTGCATTGAATGAGCTTGGGGCGAACTGCCAATTTACAGATGTATTCCCAAACCCGATGAATATTAATCATACGGAAAAAGAATAAAAACAGGTGAACCATAACACTCTGGATAAATAACCAGTACTAAGGACAAACTATGATAACCAGTTTAAAAGGCGTTATGCGTAACGCCATAGAAGGGTGGCGATGCGAAGTAAGCAAAGAGTTTATTGCTCAGAAAGTCGCAAGTGCATATTACAAAATGGGCTTACCGCAAGAAGTCGATGCACAACGTAAAGAGCTGCTGAAAGTTACTGGTGCAGATGATAAGAACAACACTCAAAACTTCTTTCGTTACAACGAACGAAGCAGCGTTGAAGCCAAAGCAACCATTATGGATTTATTGCCAGCCATTATCAGCGTCATGCCAGTGGATAGGGCGTGCACTGCATTAAACCAATTTTTAAATCCACTTGGGTTCTCTGTTGCTGCTATTGGAGCAAATCAAACTCAAGTCAGCCGAGATCAACTCTTGGCACAATTTAGTAAAGAATCGGGTGAGGCACTTCGTTCTGTACTTCTGTTAAGTGAAAACGCAAGCATTGACCAGCTACGCGCCGCTTTCAAAGAAGTTCAAGAAAGTGAGGGCGCTCATGAGCCAATTTTAAATTACCTAGAAACTTTAATTTCTAATAAGAAATAAGAACTTTGTGCAATGAGTCTTTCATATCAAAACATCCACGGCCAAATGCAGTGGGTAGCAAGTAATCGTTTCATGCGCTGCGTTGTGACCAAATGCGAAGCTGAAGCCATTTTTAACCAGATGAAACAAAGGGCTAATCAATGAGTATGATCTTAATGGCAAAGGCCATGAGCATAAAAGTGGGTAATCCTACTCGTAAGCTTGTTTTACTTAAATTGGCCGATAACGCGAATGATAACGGTAAGTGTTGGCCATCGTATGATCACATTGCTGAAATGTGTGAAATCGACCGTCGAACCGCCATGCGTCACATCAAAGCATTATCTGAATCTGGCTTAGTCACTCTGACTTATCGTAAGGGTGAAAAGGGCAATTCTAGCAATATTTATCACCTTAATTTAGATGGTGACAATTTGTCACCCCCTAGTGACACACGATCACCAAGGGTAGTGTCAGAGGATCACCAACCTAGTGATCCTGTGTCACCCAGAACCAGTCAAGGAACCAGTCAATTAGAACCAGTAAAAAATATACAAAAATCTTTGGTCGAAAATTCTGAAATTCCTGAAGTGTTAAATTTGGTTGCATGGCAGCAATGGCTTGAGTATCGAACAACCATCAAGAAGAAATATAAAACCCAACGTGGTGAGCTTACTGCCATCACCAAGCTGCTTGAATTATCTCGCAACGATAAAAAATTACAGCAACGAATTATCGATCAATCCATCGACAATGAATGGCAAGGATTGTTTGAACTCAAGACGAACACAGCAAGCCGCATGAACGAGATTGCGGAATATTCACCAGAGCTTGATGCGTCGCAGTTTGCCTCTCCCAAAGGTTATTAAGGAATTATCATGAATTTAATGGCTAGATTACAACAAATCGTTCCAGCGCATATTGTTCCCCACACACCAGAACGCATGGCACAAATTGCGAAGGAGTGCGAGCAAGCTGCATCAGACAAAGCGCGTGACAACTACCGAACAAGCCAAGTGCAATCCATCTTTGGACGTAGCGGTATCAAAAAACGTCACCTAAATTGCAGCTTTGAAAATTACATCACAGAAAACCAAGGTCAACGCCAAGCGTACAACCAAGCCAAGAACTGGTTAGTGAATTACCGCAAGGGCGCAACAAGCAGTTTTGTTTTTTCTGGTACACCTGGCACAGGTAAAAATCATTTGGCGTGTGCCATTGCGAACCGATTGATGGCACGTAAAACTTCAGTGCTTGTGATTACCATAGCAGATTTGATGCTTAAAATTCGTGACAAGTACAAACTAAACTCAACCACGACTGAAGCTCAGTTCATGAAGTACCTCGGCAATCTGGATGTATTAATTCTTGATGAAGTAGGGCTGCAACGCATGAGTGACCATGAAAAACTGATGATGAATATGATCATTGATGCGCGTTACACCAATGAAAAACCAACGGGCATTCTTACCAATCTTCAAACTGAAAATTTAATTGAGATGTTAGGGCCACGAGTGATGGAGCGTTTGCTAGAAAATAATGGTGAATGGGTAACGTTCTCATGGCCGAGCTTCAGAAAGAATAAGAAATTACAGGCAGTGTCATGAAAGGGATTTTTTACGACGCAGGTGGTCAAGCTGTCAACATGGAACCATTAGCATTAAGCGCTGATTGGGACCAAGCGATTGCAGAAGCCGCTAAACATATTAAAGGTGAGGTAATCACCATCGCAAACCGTTTTGCTCTTGTTGGTTCTGGTAATACGAGAGTGCTTATTGTGGATGAGAGTAACAAATGAATATTGAACGTGTAATCGCAAAGTTTGATTTAAAAGGGATTAACTACGAGCCATCAAAAGGCGGCAAAGCGTTAATGACATTAGAAGAGTATCTCGCCACAGTAGGGATAGTATGGAAGCAATCACCAGTAGGTTTTTTGGTGTTGTTTGTAGAATGTTTGAATGATGCCCAATCAGCAAAGCAGTTATTCAAGGCCACGATGATTGAAGCAAATGAGATCATGAAAACATGGCGCGGAACCTATCCAGACAAAGCACTCAATGCAATGTGCATCACAGCGATAGCAGAGGCAACACAACCATTAGGCCATATTTGCCCAGAGTGTAATGGCTCAGGAAAGGTAAGAAGTAAGTGTAATCATTCAGTGAAATGTCCATGCTGTGATGATGGCCGTATTCAGTGGACTCAAGAAACCCGTTTTGCATACTTCTGTTTAACTTTGAGGATCACGTACTCACGCTTTCGCCGCTACATGCCAGTTATCAAAGCCTTGGTAGATTGGCTTTCTGATAAGAGGAATGCTGCGGCGTTGGCTGTATAGAAATTAAGTTATTGTAATAACGGTACAAATCAGAATTATTTTGATATAGTGTTTTTTATTTTATTGCATATGGATTCGTTAATGAGAAAGCAGATACTACCAAGTGAAACTAGCAGAAAGAAAAGGTTAGCAAAGCATTTAAAAAACAGTATCAGTTTTAAAAAGAGAGTTAGACAACGCAAAATAATCAAAAAGGCCAAGTATGCAATAAAAATAAAAAATAAGCTTAATATTAGAGAGATCCAACTTCCTGATGCTATATTTAACAATGAATTAAAAGATACTAATTCATTAAAATATACAAGACCTTTACTTTCTAATGAGTTTAAATTACCACTAGATTTTGATATCTTTTCTAATCCAGAAAAAGTCTTAAAAAATATCGAAAAAGTGAGACATTTACTTTTAAAGCCGAAGCTCGATGGCTTTAAAATGAATCACAAAAATGTAAAAAGAAATAGTTTAGGTAGTGAAGCCTTACTTGGGATTTTAGTTAGTGAAATAATTAGTCATCGTAAAAAACATGATTCATTTATTGATTTTTCTTTTTCTGGTCGGTATCCAATAGATAAAGATGCAAAAGCTTTAGTTGATGATATAGGGTTAGTAAGAGAGTTACAGGATCCTGACTTTAAAGATGCGAAACAAAATCAACATAATGATAAAGTACACTTATTTAGAGCTGACAATCGATATCATCATGGCGTTAGCGTTAAGGGTGGCGATAAAAAAACAACAACAGCAAAAGAGTGTGTCGAGCATCTTGAAGGTTGTTTGAATTCACATCAATTAACAATAAAAAAAGAAGCTCAAGATAGATTAAAAGCCTGTCTTGGAGAAGTATTAGATAATGCAAATGAACATTGTGGAAGAACATCATCAGTTTGGTATGTTAGAAGTTATTTTAATGATAGAAGCCAAAAAAGACCATATTTTGAGTTAATGGTTTTAAACCTCGGTAACTCAATCGCTCAGAATTTCATTCAACTACCAGAGGATAGTGATGTGAAAAATACAGCGTTGAATTATGTATATAGACATGATGATGTTATGGATGAAAATGCTTTATTAACAGTGGCTGCGTTACAGGGGAACATGAGCTCAAAGCGCGATTTAGATCGTACAAGAGGACAAGGAACTGTTACTTTGATTGAAACATTTGAATCAATTTATCGTGATTATTGTATTCTTAGGCAGCCAAATGGAAAATCAGCTGAAATGAATTTGATTTCAGGAAATACTATAATCAAGTTTGATGGAAAATATAAGTCAAAGGTTATAGAGCAAGAAACAGGAAGTGAACTATTTAGAATGACATTTAATGATGAGCAGTCTTTAGAGTTTCCCCCTGATGAAAATTACGTTTCGGTAATGGAGGATGTTTATCTTCCTGGTGTTATGATCAATATACGAATTCCTTTAAATGGAAGCACAATACCTCTTCAGGAGAATGTATGATGACAGATTCATTAGTTACGAAAGCAACAGATGATGCTTCAATTCGAGTAATAATAGATTTTTCTAAAATGCCAGATGTAACTTTATTTACAGGACGAAAGAATGGTAAAGCAGCTAAGCCATATTTTGATGTAAAGCAAGGTACATTTTATATTTTTAAAGCTAATGATGATCAAGTAATTACTAGCTCTTACTTTTTAGGTTTGGTTGGTGATGAATTATCGAATTTACTAGGTGATTTAGAAAATATTTCAGAATTACTTGAGCATATTGATACTGAGAATATTAATGCGATAAGTAAAAATGAATGTGTAAGAGCGATAAAAAGAGGTTTGGCGCCTGATGTAGTTACGTTATAAGGTAATTATATGAGTAGGTTAATTATTCTAGCGTCATTATTTTTATCATTTAGTTCGTTTGCTACGACGACATTGCCAGAATCTAAATGTGGTAATTTAAAGACTAATAATTCTAATTCTTTTAATAGCACAGCTTTAGCGCCTATTAAGATTAAACTTGAAACAAGTGATACGTCCTCTAAGGGGATAGGAGCTAGTGAATTATTAGCTGGCCTTGCTTTAGCTGTATCAGTTGCGGGTTTAATCTTTACAGTTGTACAAGCTAAAAAACAGCAATCAACGTCAATTAAAGAAACCTTTTGGATGAGAGAGGTATTAATTCCTCATTTTTTAAGCGGTTTTCTAACTTTTGTTAAAGATGCTCCTGCGTGTTATCGAGCTTCAGATAATTTAGGTGATTTTTATGGGTCTTATGCATTAAATGAGATTAATGATTTGAAAGATGCCGTGAAGATATTAAATGTTGGAACAAAAGCTCTAGGTGATGCAGTTTCTGAAAGTTTTGATGAATTTGAAAATAATATGATGAAAGCTACTGATAATGAAAAGTTTATGGCACTCCTAACAGCATTAACTACGGATGTTATAACTAAAATTCAGAACGCACAGGCTAAAATTTCATAATATTGACAAATATCATGAAATCCCGTAGGATCACCATATTGAAGAACCTCGCCCATCCGGCGGGGTTTTTTTATACCTGCAATTTATGACGTTTACTAGCACCTTTCAGGGTGCTTTTTTTATGGGTGAAATATGCAAGAAAAGATAAGCTCTTTATCCGCGTATGTCTCTGGTTGGGCTTTTGCTTTGTTTGGTGCGTTCTCATTGCAAGATTGGATGAGCATCGTTGGTGGTGTGTGCGTGGTATCTACCGTGTTCATTAACCGTCATTACAAAAAGAAAACTCTCGAAGAAATTCGCAAACGTCCCATCAGCGAGAAATTATATGAAGAGATTAGCGACTAAAGCCATTTGTTCAGTGGGAGTCATACTGGGCGTTGTCTTTGGCATTGACTCCAATTTGGCTACTAGCGAACAAGGTTTATCGCATATCGCAAATTTGGAGGGGTGCCGAACACAGGCCTACCAATGCAGTGCCAATGTATGGACTGTCGGGGTAGGCCACACTAAATCAGTAAAACCCAATACTGAACTTTCAAATCAAGATATTGCGACTCATTTTGTAAACGACATTTCTTCTGCAGAAACCATTGTAAACAACGCCCTTAAAAACGAAGTCACCCAAGCTCAATACGATGTGATGGTGAGTTTTGTGTTTAACCTTGGCGCTGGCAACTTCCAACGATCAACACTGCTTAAAAAATTCAATCAAAACGACATCACTGGCGCGTGCAATGAGTTGCTTCGTTGGGTGTATGTCGATGGCAAAGATTGCCGAGTAAAAGAAAGCAATTGCGCTGGCATCGTCAAGCGTCGTCACATTGAACAACAAGCGTGTTTAAACGGGTGGTGATATGGCATTTTCAATCAAGAACGTCGCGTTGTATTTGTCTCTTGGCTTATTACTCGCTTGTGGGCTTTCTATTGCCTACTTGTTTGATGTAGTAGAGAGCCAAGCCATTCACAACGGCAAGCTTGAAACCAAGCTAATAGATACCGCAACCAAGAACTTGTCTTTGGCCTTAACCATTAGCAACCTAAACCAAGAAATAAAACAAGCTCAAACGGCAGCTGATACGTTGGCGCTTGAGCAATCCAAACAAAAACAACAAACCATTCAAACTGTAACCGTGATTAAAGAGATGATTAAGCATGAAACTTGTCGTGATGTGCCTATCCCTAACGCTGATAAGTGGCTGTACTACCAAACAGGTGGTGACTGAGTATCAAGACCGTTTGATTGTTCCGCCATCCGCTTACCTTGTTCAATGCCAAATTCCATTTACCTCACCACCAAAAACTTACGGTGAAGCGGTATTACGTGATCCAGTGTGGTTAGAGGCATGGCGCATCTGTGCAAATCAAATACAGCATTTACGCCGCTTTTATGGGTACGGTGAGGATTCGACTCAGTGAGGCTTTATGAATAATGAAAAACGTCTGTGGAATCTCTCTGAACTTGAAGGGTTTAATTATCACCGTTCAACCATTCGCAAGAAACTAAAACAAGCCGGTATCGAACCCATCGCCAACAAAGGCAATACGCCACTGTATGACATCATTCAAGTGGCTCCGTATTTATGCAAAGCCCCAATGAAAGAAACCGATGCGCCAGATTTAATGGGATTTAAAACCGCCGCAGAGCTTCGTGCGTTTGTTCAGGCCGAGCGTGAAAAGCTAAGTCTACAGCAAGATGCTTTGCAATTAGTGGCAACCCCTGAAATGGAAAGTCAGTTGGGTTTGGTGATTGCTTCGATGAAAACCTTTGCGGTTAACGCCATTACACGGATTGAAACCGCTATCCCTAACGCTCAGCCTGAAGAGTTAGAGCTGTTAGAAGATTTGTTTAATAAAGACTTAAAGCAGGTGTGTGATGAAGTTTCCTCCGTTTCATCCTAAGTTGGGTGTGGTGTTCGCGGATGCCGAAGCAATAAGAAAGTCGCTTGCGTATCTCTGTTTACCTGCCGATAAAACCCCCGTTGAAGCGGCAGATGAAGGTTTGTGGATCTCAGATGGTACGGATGTGGCCAAGTTCATGTCCTCTCAAACGCCTTATATGCGCGAGCCGATGAACTGCTTGCCTCGTCGTATTTATGAAGCGGTGATTGTGGTTGGTCCGGCGCGTTCGGGTAAAACCAAAGCGATGGTCGAAGGGTGGGTGAATTATGCAGTAACTCAAGCCCCTGGTGACATGCTGCTTATCTACAGTACAAAAACCAAAGCCAATGAAATGAGTAAGATTGATTTGGCTCGCTGCTTTGCTTCCACTCAAGAGATAGATAAGTTACGAACAGGGCGAAAGGCCGACGATAACATTGCCAATAAACGCTTTAAAAACGGCATGAACTTGAAGTTGGATTCCGCAACCGAAACCAGTTTATCCGCCTCAACGTATCGTTATGCCGGTTGTACCGATTATGATCGTGCGGATGATTCCGTCGGTGAAGAGGGTTCGAAGTTTGGTTTGATGCTTAAACGTATTCAAAACGCCAAAAGCTCTGGCATGGCGATGGCGGAAAGCTCCCCTGGTCGTGTGGTTCGAATGCCAAAACGTGCCGAAGATTTAAAACCGCATGAGGCGCAACCTTGTGGCGGTATTGCTCAACTGTATAACCAAGGGGACAGACGTCGTTTTTACTGGTGCTGTCCTGATTGTGAAGCGTATTTCTTACCGCATTTTGAAGTGTTGAAATGGGAGTCATTAGACGATTATCAAGAAGCCGCAAAAACCGCGTATGTTGAGTGTCCTCGCTGTTGTCATGTGATCACTGAAAACAAAAAACGCACCTTAAACCTTGATGGACAGTGGTTTCGTGAAGGTGAAGTTAACCAGTTTGGTGAAGTGGTTGTTGATGAAAGCCAGATACGAAAATCAAAATGGGCAACGTTTTGGTTTGAAGGTGTGGTTGCGGCTTATCAAAATTGGGAAAGCTTGGTGTACCGTTATCTTAATGCGGCACAACGGTTTGAAGATAATGGCGATGAAGAATCACTAAAATCCTTTTTTAACGTTGATATTGGGCGATCTTACATCATGCAAGGTCGTGGCTCTGAGATTGGTGCTCATGAATTGATGGAGCGTGCCAGCAGTTATCCAAGGGGGGTTATTCCTCATGGTGGGCGCTTCTTAATCATGTCTATCGATGTTCAAGGTGGTAAATCAAACCCTCGTTTCATTGTTCAAGCGCAAGTGTTTGGCGAAGGGTTACAACGTTGGATCATTGATCGCTTTGAAATAGTCATGAACCCAAACCGAAATGATGATCGCATTAACCCAGCTATCTATGCCGAAGATTGGGATTTGTTAATTGAGCAAGTCATTGCAAAAACCTATCCCTTAGCGGATGAGTCAGGGCGCAGCATGAAGCCTGTTTTAACGCTGTGTGATTCTGGCGGCTCGGGGGCTGAGAAAGATGGCAAAGCCACCAGTGTGACGGAGTTGTCTTATCAGTTTTTTAAACGATTAAAACACAAACGTCTTGAGCATTTATTTCGATTAGTCAAAGGCTCAAGCCACAACCAAAAAGACTTAGTCAAAGAAAGTTTCCCTGATGAGCGAAGCCAACACGCTCACGGTGAAATTCCATTATTACTGCTCAATACCAACCGATTAAAAAACCGTGTCTCCTCTAGCTATGAGCGTGAAGAGTTTGGTGCGCGTTTCTTTCATCTTCCAGCCTGGGCTGAACGCTCATGGTTTGATGAGCTAACCGCCGAATTTATTAATGAAAAAGGGCTGTGGGAGTGTCCACCTAAAGTTAGAAACGAATCCTTTGATTTATGTAACTACGCCGAAGCTGGTATGCATTATAAAGGTGGGGACAGTATCAATTGGGATAATCCACCTGCGTGGGCAGCCGAATGGCAATTTAATAGCAATGTGTGTGATTCAATCGAACAGCATGAGTTTGTTCGTAAACCTAAACGTCGTTACAAACACTCAAAAGGAATCTACGGATGATAACAGTACCAACAACCCAGGAGCGTTTGTCGTGGTATTACGACGCTGAGCGCAAGATATTAAAAGGCCAAGCGGTTGAAACGGCAGATGGGGAGAAGTTAACCCGAGCCAATTTAGCCCACGTACGTTCTGAAATCTTACGTCTTGAAGGGCAATTGAATCGTTCTCGACAAGGTGGCCGTCGCTCCATGATACGGAGAAATTATCTTGAGTAATTTAATCGATAAAATGGTGGGGTACTTTAACCCTAAATCTGGACTTCAACGGCAATACGACAGAAAGCTTCTCAATAAATACAACGCCTCACTTCCAAGTAATCCTCATACCAAGCGACCTAATAAGAAATCATCCGGCTCTGCCAATAGCGTCAATCGTGGCGCAAAAGCGGTGCGTGAGCGTGTTCGCCATATGGATGAAAACAATCCTTTAGTCACGGGCATTTTGGATGAGCTCTGCTCTAATGTTGTAGGTCCTAATGGGATCATGATTGAACCACAACCTCTCGATATGAAAGGAGAAGTACACACTGAGTTTGCTCAAACTATTAGTAAATGGTTAGAGCTCTTTTCTTTGAAGCAAAACATCGATTCTGAGCATTCTCGAAGTGAAACCGAGTGGTTAGCGTGTCGTACTTGGTTGCGTGATGGTGAAGTGTTTGGTCGTTTATATATGGGCAAGCATGAAGAGCTGTTATATCCAAGCAATACGCCGTTTGCGATTCAACCGTTTGAGCCTGATTTCATTCCTCATCGAATTAATGAGCCTGAAAATGGCGTGTTAGAGGGGATTAAGCGCAACAAGTTAGGCCAAGCCATCAGCTATCTCATTCAACAAGACGCGCATGGGTTTGAGTTTGTCGAAATCGATGCGTTCTTTATGGTGCATTTGAAATTCTCACGGCGGTTTCATCAAAACCGTGGCATTTCATTGCTTCATTCGATTGTTGATCTGATTGATGACATTGACGACTACGACCAATCCGAACGAGTCAGCGCACAAATTGCCAGTCGCTTTACCTACTTCATTAAACGAGAGGTGGGCGGTGATGAATCACTAGAGCGTGATGGCGATATGTTCCTTGGCATGGGTAACAGCTTTGAGCTTTCACCTGGTGAAGACGCTGGTATGGTGGAGAGTAACCGCAAAGAAGCGATGAGCTCGCCATTTCGTGATGCTCAACTTCGCTTGGCAAGCTCTGGTGCCGGAGTGAATAACTCAAGCGTAACCCGAGATTACAGCAATGGCAGTTATTCAGCACAACGACAAGAGCTGGTCGATAGCTTTTCACGTTATCGAGTGCTTCAACGCAAGTTCGTTCTTAATTGGACCCGTCCTCAATACCGTCATGCGTTAAATATGGCAATCCTTTCTGGTGAAGTAAAAGTGCCCAAAGGCGTGGATAAGGATTCGATTTTTAATGCGATTTATCAAGCACCGGTGATGCCGTGGATTGACCCATCAAAAGAAATGACAGGGATTGAAAAAGGCACTCGCTTATCGCTGTTCTCATTAAGTCAGGCACAGCGTGAGCGAAACATCAGCCCATTGGCAACGCGCCTTGAAGTGCAATCGGAGCGTAAACAGCTTAATGATATGAACATCGTCAGCACATCCGATCCTGCTCATAGCTTGGTTTCATCTAACTCAAACAAAGAGGTTAATAATGCCAAAAGCAAGCAACGCTAAATCGTGGTTTACGTTAAAGAATCAAGGTGATGCAGAGCCAGTGAAAGTCTGGATACACGGCGACATTGGGAGCTATGATATTGAGGCAATTGATTTAATTCGATCGCTTCAATCGGTTGGCACTCAAGACGTCGTTTTTCATGTGAAAAGCTTTGGGGGCTCAGTCTATGAAGGCTTGGCCATGTTTAACGCCATTAAGGCACACAAAGGAAAAACCACAGGGGTTGTGGATGGGCTCGCAGCGTCCATTGCGACGTACTTCTTGATGGCGTGTGATCATATTCAGATGCCAGAGAACGCGAGTTTTATGATCCACGACCCATCGATTGGGGCATGGGGAGGAGAGAAGGAACTTGAAAGCGCACTCACTCAAATTAAGAACGCCAAACAAACCATTGCGGATGCGTATGTTGAAAAGACAGGCCAATCAAATGAAGACGTATTGGCGGCAATGGCAAAAGAGACGTGGTTTACCGCAGACGAAGCGCTCGCGTTTGGCTTGGTGGACGAAGTCATTGACCCCGTTAATTTAACTAACTGCTTTGATGGCATTAAAAAAGAGGCATTAAGTGCGTTTAAACATACGCCTGATGCATTGTTAAACGCCATTTCAGAGGAGCCAAAACCAAAAGTTGAGCCGTTATCCAATTCAATTCCACCTTCTACCCAAGAGCCAAAACAGGTAATTACTATGCCAAAACCAAATGAAGAGCTGCAAAACGCAGTAAAAAAAGAAAACCAACGTCAAGCGGCCATTCGTGGGCTGTGTGCTCAACATAAAGTGAACGACGAATTACTCAATTCCATGCTTGATGATATGGAGTGTGATGAAGCCAATGCAGCGGCTCAAATCCTTGCTGCCATTGGTAAACAAAGTGCGACCGGCAAAGAAACCCCAACGCCTTCAAACCTAACACCAACCCACATTCATGCTGGTAACGGCAATCACATTAAAGCGGAATTACAAAACGCTTTAAATGCACGTTTAGGCACTGAAACGGTTGAGAAGGACAACTCATTCTCAAGTGATTCATTACTTAATATGGCCAAAGCGTCACTAGGTAATGAAGGTAAAGGGCTAAGTAAGCAAGACTTAGTGGCCCGAGCGTTTAATACCAGTGATTTCTCTGAGATTTTAACCGAAGGGGTAAGAACGGTTATTCGTGATGAAGTGAAAGTAAAAGCGCCGTTGTGGCGTCAGTTTGCAAGCACTGAACGCTTACCGAACTTTAAAGAAACCGAACTTATCACCATCAATGATGCTCCTGATCTAATGGGTATTCAGGAAGATGGCGAATACAAACAAGCCCTAATCAAAGGAACCGGCGAGAAAATTCAACTGGCAACCTTTGGTCGTGAGTTCCGTATTACTCGCCAAGCCATCATCAATGATGAAATTGCCTTACTGAGTAAAATTCCGCGTAAGTTCTTCCAATCAGGCCGCCGTTTATCGGACAAGTTGATCTTCAATGCCATCCTTGCAGGAAAAATGAGTGATGGTGAATCCGTTTTTCATGGTGCTAACAATAAAATGGGGATCACCGCAGGGGATTACCAAGCGCTTATTCTTGCGATGCATAAAGCTCTGGCAACAGCAGAAACCAGTGGCGGTGATGTTTTAGATTTAGAAAGCCAATTCATTCTAGCAAGTCATGATCATGCACCAATGATTGAAGCGGTATTGGCAACGGCCAGCAAGCCGGATGCATTTAATCCTGCGTTCAATAAGTTTAAAGAAGTGATCAGCACTGGTCGCATGAAAGAGGTGAATGGGGCGATTGGTTTAACCACCAAAGACTTTGAAGCGGTGGTGATGGGCTTCTTGGATGGTCAGGAAGAACCATGGCTAGAGACGGGTGATGGCTTTACCTCTGATGGTGCCAAGATGCGTATCACCTATGACATTGTGGCGAAAGTGACAGATCGCCGTGGTTTATGTAAAGGCACATTTGCAGCGGCTAAGTAAGGTTGTTGTGTTCATTTATAGGAGCTTTCGGGCTCCTTTTTTTATAGGTAATGATTATGCATTTATGTGATGGAAACAAACTCAGCATTGCGGCTCCTGCCGGTGGTTTTGTAAAAGATGAGCCGTGTTTAGTGGGCGCTTTGCTTGTAGTACCGAGTTTTAGCGCTGAAGAAGGTGTTGTAGTGAGCTGTGTGACTCGCGGTTTATTCGATGGACCGATTAAAGCCGGTGATAACCCGTTGTTTGATTGCTCTCCTGCGTATTTTGATGGTGTTGATTTTACAAAAACGCTGCCAACAGAAGTGGACGCAGTCATTCAACCGATTGGTGTGTTCGTCGATGGTGGTGTGCTGTTAACGGGTGGCTTAATTACTCAGTTTAAAACGGCGTAATTAAGGGGCGGTAATGTCTGATTTTGATGAAAACAGAGCGGATGCTTATGAAGCCATTTTAGATGCAATGGGTGATGAGAAAACGGTGATCTCTCCGAGTGAAGAAAGCTCAGTCATTACCGCTTATGTTAAGGCTCGCCAAAAAGACGGATTGCAGCGTTTAGCGATGATCACGGATAGCAAAATAGCGGAGCAATCCACTGTGGAGCATAAAGGTAAAACCTATCGAGTGAGTTTTCAAAGTGGCTGTCATGGGATGTTTGAATATGCGTTGATGATGGAAAGTGCATCAAAACGCCGAGATTGGGCTGAATAATATGCTGAGTGTTGATACGGCTTGGCTCAAGGAGTTGGCCTATCTTCCTGAGCATATAGAGCAAGCGGCCATGAAGGCAGCACGACGAACCAACCAATGGCTAAAGGTGAAAAGCAAAGCGGAGATGAAAACGGAATTAAAACTGAAAACGTTTAATGATCGTTTAAAACCGTTTAATCGGGTGAAGAACCGCAATTACACCGGCAAGCTTTGGATTGGTACCAATGATTTGGCGGCTCATCGTTTTGGTGAGCCTATCCAATTAGGCGGTTCAGTGGTTCGTGTTGGGAATAAAGAATATGACAACGCCTTTGTTCGTTACATTGGTCATGGTCGAACGCCTGTGGTTTTCGAGCGGTACGCGCCTCATTCTGGCAGTGCGAAAGCAAGACGCCAAATACGCGCCGTTACCGAACCCATTGATAAAGAAACGGCAGACATCATTGCTACATTAACGCCTCAAGTGGATGCCCAATTTAGGAAGTTTTTTGATGAAGAGATCATATCAATTACTGCGAAATCCGTCTGAGTATGTCAAGGCGGTGATTGACCATTTAGAAACGGCGCTAACGCTTGAAATTCCGAGTTCATACAAACGAATAGCAAGCAGCCCTGAAACGGTTGAGATCACCTATCGATGTGGTCAATCCAAAATAATGAAAGAAGATACCAACGATGGCAGAGAAAAACACAGTATTGAGCTGATTTTTTCCATTACGGTGAACACCTCCAATGATGGTTTTGATTTAGAAGCCTTGGATGCCTCATCACGTATCGAGCGTGAATTTCAGAACAGTTATTTTGGATTGGGTGACTCGGTTGAATTGCCAGATCACATCGTTAATGAGCCTCAAATTATTGATGATGAGCATGGGTATCTTATTCGAGCGGTCACGGTGAGACAGTCAGTGTCGATTGGTGAAGTGGATGAATCTTGGTTGGAGTAAAAATTTATGTTTATTCAAATCATGCAAAGGATCATTTCACTAGAAAACAAAGTGCTTGAGCAAGGTGACGAACTTGAAGAGCTACGAGGGAATCTGGCTAATCTCATTCGTCTTGCTGTGGTCGAGAAGGCCAGTAAAACCACCGTTGATATAAAAACGGGTGACAACGAAGTGAAAGGCGTTCCGTTCTTTGTCTTTTGCAGCGGTAAGGTGAGTCATTATCGCCGACCTTCAGTGGGTGAGTTGTGTTTATTGGTCAACCTTGGCTCTGGCACCAACTTGAATAATGCGGTCGCTTTAATGGGATTACCGTCTAGTAAATACCCAGCACCAACCACCAAGGAAAATGAAGTGATGGTGGATTATGGCAACGGTATGACGGAGCTTTATGACATCGAGAGCGGAAAGCTTGTGGCCAAGTACCCAGGTGGTTATGAAATCCATGCGGACAGTAAACAGATTGGTGATCTACAAATTGAAGGGGACACCAAACAAAAAGGCAATATTGAAGCGACCAAAGAGATCTCTGATGGCGTTCGCAGTATGTCTGAAGATAGAAACCTCTTTAATGCTCATGATCATATCTGCTCTAAACCCGGTGACCCATCCATGCCTCCAGGAGTAAATCAATAATGGCGCTTAATCTTAATATCTATCAGCACATCATGAACAATGGATTAACTATTTCAAATCCGGCGGTTGATGCTGGGCGTGAAACTAGCAGCCAATTAATGGCACTAGAAACCGCGTTAAATAACCCAGCATTAGATTTACTCGGCATTGATTTGGCGGTGCTGACCTCAGCCAGAGATAGCATTGCAAGCACTAATACTAATATCACAGGCAGCGTAAACGCCATGGCGACTACGGCAGATAATGCCATTCAAATGAGTTCGATGGCACAGCAAGTGAACCGATTGGATGCGATGAGTGATGCTGTTCCTAGCAGTTGCTCAAATACCACTGAGCTATTTGGTTCAATTCAAGGTGAAAATGATGCGGCCTTTGCGGTTATCGATGAATCAGTCAGTGCTTTATCTCAAGTCATTATTGATTTTATGAGTGGGGTTATTGAGCTTGATGAATTTGAAACCTTATTAACAACGCTGAGTGATTATATGTCGGCGGCTGATGGTGAGATCTCGTCCTTGCTCAGTAAGGAAACGGCGAAAGCATCGGAGATAAAGAATAAAATCACCTCATCGGCCATTGCTCAAAATATTGCCATGCTTTGGGATAATCCTTGTTCAAAAGCGGTAATGAACGACGTGTTACCTGATGAGATAAAAGGGCTTTTACCATGATAGGGATTGACCCAAAGACAGGCAAAACAGTCACAGGATTTGAAGCGCTTAAACGGCGCTTTATTCGTATCTTAACCACGGAAATCTCAAGCCGAGTGAAACGACGAAAGGTGGGTAATCCTGCATTACGTTGTCTCGGTAAGCTGCAAACCCCACAAACCACGTTAATCATTCAAAACCTCACGTTGTCGGCTTTTACTGAGCATCAAAATGGCTTATCTGAGTTTAAAGCCACTCAATGTATCGCCCAGCCAACTGCGACGGGTTATTTCATTAAAGTTATTGGTAAGTGGAAAGGCAATCAACTCAAACTTGAAGGTGAATTATGACCATCCCTAATGCATTTAAAGAGCCGTCGTTTGAAGCCTTGTTTGATGATTATGTGACCTTTGCGGTTAATTACGTTCAAGAGACGAACCCTGAAATGGCGGTTCAACTTGAAGAGGCGTTTCGCAATGAAGCGGAAACCTTAGCGCAAGTGACACAAGCCTTCATGTTAAAGCGATTGGCTGAAATTCGAGAGCAAAACTATTGGGCTCTGCAGATGTTCAGAAAGTTTGTGACTGAAAGCGACATGGTGGATTTGTTAGCGGCGCAATATCAGCTTAAACGCCAAGTACTTATCCCTGAAGACATTAATGTTTTCCCACCTAAAGCGGCGGTGATGGAGAGCAATGACAGTTTACTGCAGCGTTTTGATTTAGCACCGTACATGTTTCACACCACAGGTACTCGCGCCGGTTATCGTTTTCATGCGTTGACTTTGGACGAACGGCCAACCATGACGGTCAGCTCAGAGCTTGATGCGGTAGTGATGCGCTTTGAGTTTCCAAAAGAGAGTCAACCTGCGCAGGTTAAAGATGCCAGAGCCAAAATGCTGGTACCAAACAGCGGCAAAGTTCAGGTGGCGTTGGTCAGTCGTGAAAACCCAGATGGTACAGCAAGCCCCGAACTCATAAAACGCGCTAGTGATTATCTAAATCGTGATGACATTGCCCAAGAAACGGATGACGTCACAGTGAAAAGCTGTGTGCCAAAACCGTATGTGATTGAAGCGACCTTATTCACTGGAGGCGATCCAGTGAATGATATTTCAAAAGAAGAAGCCCAAAGCGCAGCATTGCGTTTTGCAGATAAAAGCCAGTTACTTGAAGGTCGAGTGGAGCGGCTTGAACTTGGTCATGTGTTTTATTCATTAGGGGCAAAGCGTGTCGAGATAACCAAACCCACAACCGATATTTTATGTTTGTGGGATGAAGCGCCGCACTGTACAGAGGTGATCATCAATGTTAAAGCCCAATGAGTTTGTGTCGGTTCAACCTGAGAACCGAACCTTGATTGAAGAGGGGTTGGAGTTTGCCTGGCATAGCTTATTAAGTGCATCAGAAAACCCTTATCCAGAATTGAAACAACCTCTTTTAACCTCTGATGAATTTGTGTCGTTGCTTGCCTCTGAGCGTGGTGTCTTGGATTGGCAACCCAATGACACCATGAAACAACGGCGAGAAACCACAGAGCAAGCCTTTGCTATCCATCGAAAAGCAGGAACACGCTTTGGGTTATCTCAAGCCTTGAGTGTGTTGAATATCACCACGGAAATGAAAAAGGGTGAGTTGGCGTATTCATTAGTGATTGATGGGTTTTTATCAGATTTGCCTATCGATAGAGAAACCATAGTAAGAGTTGCGTCTCGAATTGATAACTACAAATCAGAGCGTGACACGGTGGATATTGCCCTTATTCGCTCTGCTGATTCAGATGCCTTTATTGGTTCAACCATTCAAACCGGTGTTGTTATAGAAATAGGTGCCGCATGAGTACAGGATATTTAAATTACATTACGTTGGCAGGGCTTAATGAAGAAGCGTTGGCCAAAGAAGAAGGTCGTAAGGTTACGATTGAAAAAGTGGTTATTGGCCTTGGGTTATTGCCAAATGATGAACAACCACAAAATCAAACAGCGTTATTACAGCCTAAAGCGGAAGCGGTCTGTTTTGTAAAAGCGATAGATACTGAACATGGCTTCTATCGTGTTGAAGCAGATATTCCTATTCCTGATACGGGTTATAACTATTTTGAAATAGGTACTTTGACTGATACTGGCGTTCTTTACTCATACGCACGCTCTCGTGGTGACTATGTTGCCGGAAAATCAGATTCAGATGGGAAACTCACACGAATTAGACTGAACTTTAGAACGGATAGTTCAGAGTTAATTACCATTACTCAAGATGATTCAGTGCTCTATACACCTATTACGGATTTTGAAGCGCATGTTGAAGATGATAAAGCGCATGAGCAGTATGAGCGAAAAGACAATGCAGCAACGGATGCTGAAATCGATTCTGAATCTCAAGAGAAAAAGCACGTTAAGTTGCCACAACTATGGAAAGGAATTCGAAAATACGTATTAGATACATTATGGCTCCCATTAGCAGAGTTAATTTATCCTGTTGGCTGTCCTATTCCATACCCTGCGACAGAAGCGCCACCAAATTTTATTGCTTATATTGGTCAACCTTTTGATAAAAGCGTATTTACTAAATTAGCAGAGCGTTTTCCTAGTGGTGTGATGCCTGATATGCGTAAAAGTTATATTAGAGGGTTAGGTGAAGGTGAAGATGTGTTATCTAGAAAGGAGCAGTCAGTTCAAGCATTAGGTTTTGCAGGGGATGAAATGGATCCCCACCAACATGTTAGTACACATAAAGGCGGTAATGTGGCAAGTGGAGGTAGTGCTGGTTTCTATATGACATATCAACAGCAATGGTCACAAAGTAAGTCTACATCACAAGTATCTGCTGGGACACCAACAGGGATAATTACTGGAACCGGTGATGAAACTAATCCTAATTCTCTGCGTTGGTTGTATATTACAAGGGCCGCATAATGAAATTTTCAAACAAAGATAGAAAAGTGCATTTATTCCATTACAACGAAAATAATGAATTTACTCATGATGGAATTATGACTATTCGTGCGCATATGGGATTGCCAGCTCTTTGCACCGTTAAGGAGTTACCAGCATATGACCCAGAAATTGAAAAGTGTTATTTCATTGGTGGTGAATGGATAAAAACTGAATTATTTATAGGTCGAAGTTATTGGGATGAAAGCACTAATGAAATGGTGATCAAATCGTTTTCTGAATCTCTACCAGAAAACTATTCCTTCATTGAGCCACCAAAACCAAAGAAAGGCTTTGCAGTTCGATTAGTCAATAATCAATGGAAACAGCTTGAAGACCATCGTGGGAAAATTACGTTTGCTAAAGATCGTGATAATGATGAAAAAGGGGATTATCAAGTTGAAGAGCTCGGTGCGCTCCCTGACACTCATACCTTACTAGAGCCTGAGCAATTTGATTCATGGGATGTAGAACTTAGTGCTTGGAAGTACGATAAAGCGCGTTATCGCATTCATTGGATTAACCTGGAAACGCATTGGCAACAAGATGTGCTAACTAATGTTGAAGCTGAGTTACTGTTTTATGCTCAAGATATGCAAATTCCAGAACTCTATTCTGAGCTGCGTAAAACCAATTACACCGAAAATGATTATTACTCACTCCTTGGTGATCGCATTCTCTTAAATGAATACGTTGAACAAGATGATTTTCCAGAATGCGGCCGACCTAAACTATCAGGCTTAGTGCCAGACTAATCACATCAACTAATCACTTCAGAACCCAGCCATTGCGCTGGGTTTTCTTTTATCTAGCCACAGGAAAACCCTATGGACAAAAACAGCAAAAGCGATGGGCGAATTGAATATCAAATTCTAAAGCCTTTTCGATTGGCCAAACGTTGGGTACAACTCAATGAAAAGACCATTCGACTTCATCCACGACAAGCCAGCTTTCTTCTTCTCAATGGAAAGATTGCCAAGCTTGTTGCTCAACCTACTAAAGCCGAGGTGAAATAATGGCAGAAATGATCCCAATTCAGGATTTTGAATTAAACGGCGCAGAAGTCATTGCGATTGAGTCATTACCAAGTATGGGGCCATTGGCTCAGCATGTAGTGTGCTTGGTGGGTACAGCGCCAAATAAGCATGCAGGTATTGCTTACAATGAGCCGGTGCGTTTGTTTGATTACCCACAAGCCAAAATGATGTTAGATACAACAAACACCAGTGAAGGGACGTTGCCGTTATTGGCGCGTTATCTATTGGGTTATGTTCGTGCAGTGTTCTATGTAATTGTGGTTGAAGAAGGTGTCGATAAACCAGCCACAGAAACCAATGTGATTGGTGATGTAGATGCAAACACCGGTGCGACCTCTGGCTTATTTTCAATCAAAGGTTGTCCTGAAACACCAACCTTGATTGGTGCACCTGGCTTTAATTCCATTCCGTTTGTTCAGAAGCTTTGCACCGTGGCGCGTGATATTCATAGTCGTCCCATTGTTGACGGTCCAAACACCAACGATACCGAAGCCGCAGAGTTTGCCGGTGAATTTGGTGCTGAAGGAACAGGGCAAGATAAACTGAGCATTATCGATCCATGGTTTATTAAAACCTACGACGGTTTACCAACGGTATTGCCAGCATCAATCGCTCTCATCTCAGCCATGGCCGCGGTTGAAGGGTATGAATCACCACAAAACCAAGGTGTGTTGTGTGATGAGCCTTGTCGTTTGGTTACTTATAAGATTGGCGATAAGACCACTCAAGCCAACTTTTTGAACAAACACGGTGTGGCCACCATGGCAAAAACGCGCATGGGTGGCGTGTCTATCATTGGTAATCGAACCAATACAGGCCGTTTTATGGCTCATGTGGGTTTAGAAGATCTGATGGTACGTAAACTAGAAGAAACCTCTCAGCCCTACATGGGCAAATTGCTCACTGAAGAGTTTATGGACAGTGTGGTTGAGCGCTTGAGCAACTGGGGTCAATCTTTAGTGGCTGATGGGGTTATTCCTGTCTTTCGTGCCTATTTGCACCCAAGTAAAAACAATCTTGAAAACTACAATTCAGGCCGTTGGTTCTTGTGTGTGGATTATGGTCGTTATAGTCCGAATGAACACATGGTGTATGAAATGTCCGTGGATAATGGATTAATTGAACAATGGCTTGAGGAGGTCGTAAATGGTTGATCGCGTTCGATTACGATTATCAGCAGTGGTGCAGGATGTGCCATTGGTGAATGAGATTGTGGAATTTAGTGCGCCAGAAGTGACGTTTAAAACCGCCGCGAACGAAGGCAGCTTTGTTCAAAGTGAAGACGTTGTTGGTATGGATTTACTTAAATGGTCCATGAAGGTTCGTGGTAAGCATGCAGATTTGGTGATGTCGTTGGGTCGTTATGCACTATCTGAAGCGCAAGTTAACGTGACGGAAAAAGGCAAAGACAGCAACGATGGTGGATATAAAGCGCAATACTCGCTCTATTCTACCATTAGTTCAATTAAGCAAGAGACAGTGAAGATGGGAGAAAAGCCGGTGTGTACCATTGAAGGCACTTGTAAATCTTACAAACTGATTGATAACGGTAAAACGGTGTATGACATTGATACCCGAACCGGAAAAACCACCATTGGCGGTGTGGATCTTATGGGCCAATACGGCGCGACTGCTTAACCACATTGTGACATTACTTTTAATAGGGGCTTCGGCTCCTTTTTTTGATCGAGATAATTATGAAAAAGACCTCTGCATTGCCATTTTTTCGTTTAAATGACAGCGACACCCTGACAATTTCTTCTATGACACTTGAAGTGTTTCGAAAACTCCCATCTATTAACAAAGAAGGTAAACTCACTGATAAAGAGCTGTTTGACCAACAAAAAGCGGTCATTCTTGAAACGACAGTATTAACAGAAGCGCAGTTTGAAGAATTAACCGCCCCAGATTTTAATACCTTAGCCAATGATTGTACGGCGTATATCTTAACGGGCAGTGATGAGCTTCAAGGAAAGAAACTGGCGAACGACTGTTATGAATTTGATTTACTTTTCCCCTTTGAAAATGAAGTGGGTGAGAAGATTGAACACATCAAATTTACGGTACCTAAAGTGAAGCATTCACAAGCGCTGACAGACATCAGTGAAAAGCAGTTGCGTGAAGATTTCATGTTCCAGGTGGTGTGTGATTTGGATAAAGAAGATCTGCAGAAGATGTCGGTAAATGATTACTTAACGATTAAACCGAAGGTCGGTGATTTTTTTCTACAGTCGGCGGCTTACTTTCAAGTGACGACGTCGAAAACTTAATTGATGTGATCCCGATGTACCGCAACACCTCCGAAACCGAATTAAAGGAATGGCGGCAGGATTTAGCGGTGCATCGATACGAGCTGATTTTAACTAAGCTGGGGATTAAGAAGCGATGAGCAATCAAAAAAGCAAAGTGTCCTTACTGCTTGATGTAACAACCAGAGGCTTGGGGGATGTGGTATCAACCACCAAAGCCACTGAAAAGTTAAATAATACACTTGAGCAACAACGCAATGATGTGGCCGCCTTAAACCGAGACTTAAAAAAGGTCGAAGGCTATCAAGCCACGGAGCAATCACTGCAAAAGGTGAATGCCAAACTTGATGCCTCAAAGGTGAAATTATCAGGGTTTGGTGCAGAGCTTAGCGACAGTCAGAAGAAAAACCGAACTCTGGCTGAAAGCTATAAAAGCACTGAACAATCACTGGGTTTGCTTCATAAGAAATTAGCCGATCCATCAGCGTTTAATCTCTCTCAATCTGAAACCAAATCGTTAGGTGTTGAGATTGCAAAAACAGAGCTTCGGCTTGAAAAGCTCTCTGATGAGATGGTCAGCAACGCCATTCACACCAACAAATTGCGCTCATCCCAATATCAAGCCAAGAAACAGATAGATCGTTATTCCTCAAGCAGTGATACCCAATCGGCCAAGCTTAGAAAACTGCAAAGTGAATTGAAAGGGGCTGGTCTTAATACCGATAAGTTATCAGATGAGCAGCAACGATTAAAAACCGCCAGTGAGCGAGCCACCGGCGCGTTAGAAAAACAAGGACGACAACTTAAAGAGCTAAATTCTATTCAAAGCCGAATAGATAAGCGAAACGCCAAACTTGGAGAGTTACAAAGCCAAGCATCAGGCCTTGCGATGGCAGCCGCTCCGATTGCTGGCACCATGTATGCAGCGATTAAGAATGAATCCTCTTTTGCAGATGTGAAGAAGGTGCTTTCTGATAAAAATGATCCTCAAGATGCTGCCAAGATGAAAGCATTGAGAGAGTGGTCATTAAAAGAGTCGGGCAATATGCCGATGTCGGCCACTGAAATCAACGCCATGTTGGCGGCTGGTGGTCAAAGTGGCATTAAGGATCATGAAAAGCTCAAAGCGTTTGTGCTTGATTCCGCCAAGATGGGCGTGGCGTTTGATATGGAGGCAGGTGAAGCAGGTGAAACGCTCGCCACTTTTAAAGCCTCGATGGGACTAGATCAAAAAGGGGCGGTTGGCTTAGCCGGTCTTTCAAATTATCTCTCGAATAATTCTAACGCAAAAGCCAAAGACATTGCCGGAGTCATGGCGCGAGAAGGGGCAACCGCCAAAACGGGTGGTTTTAAAGTTAATGAATCCGCAGCATTAGCGGCTTCACTGCTTTCCACTGGTATGAATGAAGAGCGAGCAGCAACTGCACTGAAAAACATTTCAGGACGTTTGACGTTAGGTGATGCGGCCAGTGGTAATCAACAAAAAGCTTTGAGTTCACTGGGCTTTGATTCTGGCTCGTTAGCGACTGATATGCAAACCGATGCATCAGGAACCTTGTTAGAAGTGCTTGATGCCTTAAAGAACGCGCCACTTGAAGAGCAAAGTGCGCTTATTTCTCAAATCTTTGGGGAAGAGGCCAAAGGTGCGGTGGCTGCATTAGCCGGCAACACCAAAAACTTCACTGCCATTTTAAAACTCGCCAATGAAAGCCAAGAAGTACACGTTCAATCACTGCAAGATGAATACGATGCACGTGTGAATACCACTGAAAATGGCATTAAACAGTTTGTAAATAAACTCAATGCGTTGGCGGTGGTGCTTGGTGAGAAGTTATTACCAGGACTGAATTGGGTATTAACCCCATTAGGTGCTGTAGTTGATGGCGTTACCGCGTTTGCACAAGAAAGTGATGTGCTTGTGCCTGTGATAATGGGAGGAATTGGGGCAATCTTAGCGTTTAAAACCGCATTAATTGCAGGAAAAGCCGCGTCATTACTTTTTGGTAATACCGTTGATAAAACTCGTCTGTTTAAAAAAGGATTAAACCGAGAAACCCAAGAAAGTGGCAAGGCGGCGTCTTATGCTACTAAGGCATTTAAAGGCTTAAACCAAGAGCTTAGACGCTCTGGCGCTTCAAGAGGAGCACGTTCTGGCTCAGGTAAACGTTCCGGACGTCGTTCAAAATCTAGAAATCCATTGTCTCGTATTGCTGGTTCATTTTCTCATTCCAAAAGAGGCATTCCATTAGCCTTGGCTGGCGGAGCGATTGCCAGTTTACCCGGCATGGCGATGGCGCAAGATGCCATTGATATGGGGGCTGATGCGGCGCAGTCTGCAGGGCGATTTGGTCTGGCTAAAGTATTGCGACCATTAAACATGGCCATCAGTGGTGTCGATGCAGTGCAATCATTATCTGAAGGAGATATGGAAGGCGCAGGTAGCTCACTTGGCAGTTTAGCCGGTGGCATGGGAGGTGCATCGTTGGGGGCGGCGATTGGAACCATGATTTTGCCAGGCATTGGCACCATGCTTGGTGGTCTTGCAGGTTCAATGATTGGGGACATGGGCGGTGAAATGTTAGGTGGATGGTTTGGCAGTAAACTTGCCTCATCCGATGAAGTCAGTCAAAAGGTTGAAGAGAAAGCCAACAAAGAAGCGCTGCAGGAAAAGAACTCAGCCGTTCACTTTGCACCACAAATCAACATTACTCCATCCAAAGGCCAAGATGAAATGGCCATAGCCAAACAAGTGACAGAGCAAATGCAGCAACAATTTAGTAATCTCATGGGCGGTCATTCGATTGAATCACGCTTTAATTATGCCGGAATAGACAGAGGATAAGGAGCCATACATGCATCACCTTGTTATTGGTGAGTTTGTATTTTCGGTGGGGGATAAAACCCCCATTATGAAAATGAACCGTGTCACAACAGGCCGCTTTACTGAAATAAGTCTGGTTGATGGTGCGATGTCATCACCCACAGGAAAACCCCTTGAAACCCTCTCCATTACCGCCAAGTGGTTACGCCAAACCGCAGAAGATAATGTGGAACGTTTACGCCAAATGGTCGATGAGCCACAACAAGTCAGCAATGGCGGAGGGGTAAATCTAGGTCAATGGACCATTAAAAGTATCAATGAAGGAAAATCAGAATTGGTGCATAACGGCTCGGCGCAAGTTACCGAAGTCACTCTTGAGTTATTGGAGTATCGATGAAAGTCACCGTACACAAAGGAGAACTCATTACGGATGTTCTCTTTAAACACACAGGTCAAGATGATGACCAACTAGAAGCTGACTTCTATCAATTAAATCCTCACGTTCGTGGGGATTTTTTCATGGAAGAAACCATGGTCACCATTCCTGAAGTCAGCTTTAAACAAAATATTAAAGAGGTACACCGCTCATGGGATTAGAACTCAAAGGCAAACACAGTGAAATGATGCTCTCTTTACTGCAAAGCTGGACGCTGCGTGATGAAAACGGCATTGATGGTGATGATCTAAAGCTAGTCATTCACTCGTCAGACATTGATGGTTTACCGCCAAAGGGCGAGAAGTACACCGTCTATCTTGATGAAGTAAAACGTGGCGTGTTCCAAATATCAGGCCGTCAATTCTCTGTGGAGCCAAGAACCATCACGATCACCATGACGGTGTCCCCATTCTCAATCAAAGATAACTCAGGCTTTAGAGAAAGAAAGAGCATGAGCTGGAACAAAGCAACGCTAGGCCAAGTGGTCTCTGATTGCGTATCTCCACATGGGTTCGTTCCTTTTGTCGCACCTGAATTACAAAAAATTGAAATCGAGAGTTTACATAGACTCGATGAAAGCACGTTGCCTTTTCTTCGTAAATTAGCAAAACGTTATGATGCCATTGCAAAGCCGGTGGAAGATCGCTTTGTGTTTGTGCCGATTGGCCAACGTTCAACTTCAAGCGGTAAAGATATTCAAACCATTACGCTGTCACTTCCTGATGAAAACAAAGCCCTTAACTCAAACTTTGTGAATGTCTCGGGTGACTTGGATGGCCGCAATGATTTCTCAGGGGTTAAAGCGTTCTATTTGGATCCAACGGACAGTTCAAGAAAAGAAGTCAGTATTGGGACCGCACCGTTTAAACGTCTAGGTCAGGATAAGAACAACCAGCAAGAAGCCGATCAAGCGTGTCATGCCGAGCTTAGAAAAATACAAAGACAAGGGCGCAAAGTCACCATTCAAGCACCGGCCATTGCCACGGCTTTTGCTGAAGGTCATGTGATTTTGGATAGTTCATTTCCAAGTGTGGCTCAAGGGACGTATTCGATTGATTCAGTCAGTCTCAGCGGAGCTGGAAAACAAGCCACACGAATGACATTACAAGCCACGTTATTGGGGGAATGATGATCACAATGAATCAAAACGCACTGTTTCAAACCACGGTGCGATGCAAAATATCAGAAGCTCAAATAAAGAAATACAGTCGTGACAGCCAAGTGAGACAACTTAAAGATGAGCGTTATTCGTTGTATTTGCGCTTTAAACAGAATCGAGAGCAGGGAAGTTGGATTTATTATGAATACAAAGATGGTAAACAAAAGAGCTATCGTATTGGTAAATATCCAGACTTAAACGCCAAAGGCGTATTTGAAGTGCTTAATGCGTTTATTGTTGAGTTGACAACAGGAAAACCAGTATCAGGCAATTTGTTCTCAACTGTTGATGAGGTGGTGTGTTGGTATGTAGAGCGTGAGTACCAAACTAGAAATGTGTCTAAAAATCGTATTACAGGCATTAAGTCGATGGCAGACAATCATCTTATGTCTAATTTGCATTGCTTACCTATTCGCGAGTTAACGCATAAAAGTGTGGATGAGCTTTTAATCAAACCATTACTGAAATCCTGTTTTGCAAATAGCTATATCAGAACCATCTTTCAATTACTCAAAGTGTGTTTTACGCGAGCTAAAAAGCTTAATTACTTAACGTTTAACCCAATGGATGAAATGAAGTTTACGGACTTTGTCACTAAGCGAATTGATGTAAAAGGATCACGTTTAAAGCCTGATGATGTGCCAGAACTGCTTTCTAAAATCACTAAAGCTAATCCTATTGAGCGCGTTCTCTGTTCAATGATGCTTTGTCATGGCACACGGCTAGGCGAAACGCGTCTTGCAAAATGGAGGCATATCAACCTTAAACAAAAGAGATGGGTTATCCCTAAAGAGAATACGAAATCAAAAAAAGAGATCGTTTATCCATTATCTAATGACATGGTGGCTTTACTGAGTGAGTTTAAACAGTGGCAAACAAAGCATAACTACGCCATTAATAATGTATTTCCTTTAAACAAGCGAGATTTGCATCCAATCCATTCAGTGAGAGCGTCTGAATTAGTAAGAGCTGTGAGTAATAAAGAATGGTCAGCTCATGACTTACGAAAGGTGGCTAGAACGGTATGGGCTGATTTAGGTGTTGATTACATGGTTGCAGAGACATTATTGAATCATGCGAAAGATAAGCTCGATCAAGCTTATATTCACACTCATTTGGAAATGAAGAAGAAAGAAGCCCTAAATACCTACCATCAATGGCTAAATAATTGCTGTCACCACTGTCTTAGTGCTGATCTAGTTGCTTAAGAGATCGTTTAAAAGATCATTAAAATCAAATCGAAAGTTCAATTCTCATTGTTAATTACAGAGGGTAGTAAAATCATGGCAAATTTAGCTCAAAATGAGCATATTTCAGAAAATTTATTGAAATGCGCACGTTCAGTGCCACACCAAGTTGGACTGCTTAAATTGAGCAAGACACAGTTAATTGTTCTGCAGTCGATTAAAGAGGATGAGGAGGTGACGCCGTCACAGATTGCGGATAGATGCAGTTTGTCACCAAGTTGGGCAAGTTCGTTGTTGAAGAGGTTGGCGGAGAAGTATTACTTAACTCGAAGTTGTATGCAGCAGTTAACCGGTGGGGTGACTTATTGCTACAAGATAGCAGGGTAGGTAATAATCTTGTAGTTAGAAACCTCGCTTAGAATCCCCAACTTGCCAGATTGTTAGTACATGATATTTTTATTGCTCAATTTAAATATGAGGGATTAATTATGAACTGTTATTTGTGTAAAGAGAAAGCAAAGATAATTAGGTTACGTCATGGATATGATGGTGAAGAAGTGAGTTGCAATGATTGTGGTATATATCATATTGATGGAACAACGGGTGCAGAGATTAATTCAAAACCTAAAGATAGCTGCGTTGTTTATATTGAGCGTTTATTCAGAGAAAGAAAGCAAGGGACATCTATTCCCCACATTAATTTTCTTTGGTAATTTTTAAATGAGTTTACTTAATGTTATTAGGTACTTCTGGAGCCTGAATATCTACCTACGGGGCGACATCCCGGGGAATGAAAATTTTTTGGGCTCTATGGTCACCACCAACAGGTAATAAATAAGCACCTTGATTGTGTAATTCATAGTTAACGTGATGCGTAACGCGAATTGATGTGGTGGTTTGAGCAACTTCAATATGCTTATTGGAGTTGCTCAAATATCAGTTTAATTGTAAAAGCCTAGCTGCTCGGCTACTTTAGAACCTTTGAAGGGTAAGTTGAATTCTGAAATGATAAGATCAATCTGCTCTCTATCTAAATGTTTAATTCGTTCATCGCTAACAGGCTCAAAATATTTCAACCCATTAAAAAAAGTGAGTAGGGATTGGTTGTCATTTTGAATTAATGCATCATGTAAGGCATTAGCCTCGTCTCTGGCACAATTGTAGTCATTAAGTTTGAATACATAAATAACGACTTCTTTTTTATCTTCTAGAGATAACGACTTAAACCACTCCGTTTCAGGGAAGGGCTTATTATTTTCTTTCGAAATTACGTCACACTCATTATATTTTTTATCCCATGCATTGAGTGCTTCAACATTATTGTTTGAAGAACATCCTGCAATTAGTAATAAAAAGATTAAACTAAAACGTTGCATCTGATACACATCTCCAAAATTTTTGTTCTTGTCCTGTGGTTTGCCATGTCATAGGTTCGGCTACTATATAAATTCTCTTTCGTGTAATTTTTGCTGTCGCATGCATAGCTTGTTCAAATTCGTCCCAATCATATTCTCTGATTGTTATAGCAGTTTCTAGTGGGCTACCAGCACTAAATACTTGGATAACAGGTAACATAGCTACTACGCCAGAGAACAACCCTCCTGATTGCATTAGGTCTTTAACTGAGTAAACAGCGTTACGACTTTTAATTGAAAGCTTCATATTATCAATCTTGCAATACCCTAATTTTGCCAT